GGATCTACAGCTACAAACCTTTTAGCTGGTCTACCTTTACCACCAACTTTAATCTCAACCTCTTGTATTTCGCCTGCATTCTTAAGCCTTTCAATAATCTCTTTTACTTCATAAGACTTCATACTTCTAAATAGTTCGTGTCTATCTACTTCACGTTTAGATATACCCTCGCCATTTCTGGATCTAATGAATGATAGTACCTGCTTAATCTTAGACTCTGTTGCACTACTTGCCACCTTGTCTCTACAAGCTTCTATGAACAATAAATCGTAGTATCTTATAAAATCAACAGCCCAAAGCGTCACATCTCCTGTAATGGTCGTAGCGTCTGGATTAGTTGCAAGAGTACATAACAACGATAAACGCATAGCTTTCTCCTTAGAACGGCTTAGAAGTGGCTCTAGGTTGTCTTTTTCTAGTATATCTTGTCGTTTAACTATCTCTCGTGCAAAGTCTTGTAGTATCTCCTCTGATTCTTTATCAAAGCTTAGAACAATTTGATCTAGATCTAACTCTGCATTATCACGAGATAAATCACTCATAGATCCTCTTTGTCTTCTAATATAGTTTACCCAGTTAATAATAGAGGTAGGTGGCGTGCTGAATCTTTTGAGTTGTCCTACTCTTCGAGGCTCTTTAGATTCAACGACTACAAAACGGTTTAGGAACCCGTCTGCAATCCTGCCACCATTTAACGCACTGTAAAAGTTCTTAGGTACAGATAGCCCAACCAATGTAATGGCAGGCTTATGTGTCACACGATTCATCATCATTTCTTTATATTGCTCTTGTACGTTCATAAGTGAGTAGTTATCTGGTCGCAAAGTACCATGACACCTACCCCATGCTTCCATAAGTGTTTGTATACCATCTTCTTTATTAGTATTGCCAGATGCACCTATTGCCTCTAGTCTTTTACCAAACTCATCCATAATGGTTATCTGTGTAGGCCTCATCTTCAATACAGAGTGCACAGCACCACTTGAAGTATAGCCATCCCCCACAACAAGCTTTTCGTGATCACTAGCGTTTAACACTCCTTCTACAAATGTTTTAATATTTTCTTTACCTTGACCCGACTTAGCGATACCCATGAAGTACATAGAAGAAAAGTTATTCATGTTGGTTCTATAGATACGACCACAGACAACACTAGCTAATGCAAGTGCACCAATGAGTGATAACTCTGGTTGTGGTACTTGTGCAATCTCTTCACAAAACTTAAACATATCTTTGAGTAAGCCTGGTGGGTTAAATAGATTTTTTGGTTTTTGTATGGTTTCTGATGCTTGTATAAACAAAGGTGCTATCTGATTTTTTCTATCGTGTGTACTTTTAACGCTTTCAACCACGCCATCTATCTCATCTTGTGGTAATGGTGGATTGTTATTTTTGTTCCAGTTTTGTAGAAAGATCTTTACAAATTCTATGTTGACATTCTTGGATATTAGGTAGCCTGCAATTCTAGCCGCACCATCATTCCTAGATCCTTCTAATACTCCATCCAAAGAAAAGGGAGCTGTTTGAACTCCCGTATCTGTTTTTGGTACGCCTGTTATTTTCTGAAACTCTATCTCTGTAAAATCTGGTAAATCGTTATAATCATTGATCTTCCAATCTGGAAAGGTAATAGGTTTGTATACTTGTCCGTTAGCGTGCCTATTCCAGGGTGCAATGATCAGACCACCTACACCTCTTATGTCTATTAATCTTTCTATTGGTGTCTCAGCAGTTCTTCTTGTTGCAAAAGTAGTATAGTTTTGTGGATTGTTATAATAGTAGTGCATACCTTTACCAGTAATAACTTTGAATGGACAAGCAGGCATATTCTTTTCTACCCAGTCCATGGCCTCTGGAGAATCAGCATCTACTACAATAAACTTACCGCAAACTAAAGCTACCTGTAGGTTCTGCCTGTCTTTAAACCATGATTCTACAAGGGTTCTAGGGGGTCTGGACTCTTTATACTGCTCCCAACTACCAAGAAAAGGTGGTGGTTTTTTATTAGATCTCTGTAGTGGAACGACATTATAACCATCATCATAGTAGGCAAGTGCTTGCTCTAAGGATGTGTCGTCCTCAGTTATATTTAACTGAAACACACTAAGCTTCTGTATCTAGTATTTCAGATATTGATCCATAAATAGACTCATAATCTAAACGACCTTCAGTTGCTCGTATGATTTGTTTTGCTTGATTGATAGTCGGTTGTCTATATCCATATCTCCAAGACTTACATGATGCTTCAGAACAACCAAACTTTGATGCAGCTTCTTTTTGTCCTAAAAACTCAATATAATCTTTAAGTGAATACTTCTTAACCTTCCTATCGGTGTGGTTTGGTTTTATTCCCATAGTTTCAAATTCCTTAAGTTTTCTTGTTGCTAATGTTTTTGTCCTAAAATAATAATTCGCTTGCCAGGTTTGGTCTTTAATGTTGGTATTCTCCATAACTTCTCCTTTTTCAACATAATGTATAAAATAACATTTTACATATGGTAACTATTATGTTTATAATATGCAAGTTAAATTTAAAACTACGTGAGGAGTAGATATGGAAATACAAAGTAGAATAGTATCTCCGCAAAAGTTAGTACAGGATCAAGGTGCAAAAATCTTGGTGTATGGAATGGCTGGAGCGGGTAAAACAACATTAGCTAAAACTTGTCCTGGTAAGGTGCTTGTCATAAGTGCTGAAGCTGGATTGTTATCTATTAAAGATGCAAACAATGTAGAGGCTATTGAAGTAAAAGAAGCATCAGAAGTTATGGAACTACACGATGCTTTAAAGTCTGGCAGATTACAATACGACACCGTGTGCTTAGATTCAGTTTCTGAGATAAGCGAGATCTTATTGACATGGGAGAAATCTCGTAGCAAAGATCCACGTATGGCCTATGGTAATGTCCAGGAATCTGTAACAAATTTAATGCGTGCTTTTAGGGATCTTAATATGCACGTTTTATTTTTATGTAAAGAAGATATAGTAAATGACGATGGCATACTTAGACACGCACCAAAAATGGTTGGTACTAAGCTTGGCGAATCAATTACGTATTTCTTTGATGAAGTGCTTGCTCTTCGTATTATAGAAGAACAAGATGAGGATGGAAAAAACATCCAAACAAGATGGCTACAAACAACCTTTGGTCAAGGCTATAAAGCTAAAGATCGTAGCGGTAAACTCGAAAGTTTTGAGAAGCCAGATGTGAGTGCTCTAATTGAGAAGTTAGGGTTTACATTAACTAACGACAATATGGGAGAAACAAATGTCTGATTTCGGTGATGTAGAATTTTTTGATAACCTAGAGGAAATGTCATCTAGTGGCACACCTCTAGCACCAGATGGTGAACACAATGCACAGATTATTGCTACGGACAAATATAAGTCTAAAGCGGGTAACTGGACTTTACTAGTAACAATGCAATTAGATGGCGGTAAGTATCGTGATCACAAAGAATGGTATAACCTTTGGGCTACAAGTGAAGAAAACAAAAGAGTAAGCACGGAGATATTTACCAGGCTTACTAAAGCTGTTGGATTTAAAAAGTATCCAGAGAATCATGGCGACTTTGTTGGCAAGAAGCTAGTGCTTAAGACTGAACAAATAGATGATTCGTTTGAAGGCGATAACGGTGTGGTGAATGTTAAAAAGACAAGAATCAAATTGTATTTGCCAGAAGCTGATTCAGATATGAGTCCACCTAAGGAAGCTATACCACCTTTCTAAAGGTTGCTGTATGACTAAGGGGCTTTATGCCCCTTTTTTAATTTCAACATTTATACAAAATAGTTCATCTTTTTTTTCTTTTAAAACTATTTCAATATACTTAATATGTTTTTCTAATTCTTTTTTTCTTTCTTTTAAATTCATTTTCTGTTCTCCATAAAAGCGTAGATCATTAAGAGTAAAAGCCCTACTACGGCATAAAAGCTAAGATCCATTACAGCTCCTCTAGTTCTTGTATAAGTTTATTAAGATACCATACGGCCTTTTGCAGATCCTGGATGTTAGATCCTTTATGATCTTCACGCCAAATATATTTGATTGCAGCAGCTTTTAGATAACCTTTGAACTCTTCTTTGGTTAAAGCTGACTTGATAGCATCTATACATTCAACAGATCCTTTTTTATAGTGTGGTGGGTGGTTTACGTTATCTGTTTCTATCATATTGTTTCTCCAACATATTTTCTTGCATTTGCAACCAACTAGCATCACCGAATAATTCATCATGATGCAAATTAATAAGTTGTTTTACAATTTCTCCAGTAGTTACCCTTCTTTTAGCTTCTTTAGTATATACGTTTCTAATTGCATTCAAGTTTTTGCTTGTTTTCGGATCTACCTTAAAGCTTACTAATTTAGTGTTTTTACCGCTTTCAAATTTAAGTTTCATTTTGTTTCTCCTTTTTAACTTTTTTCTTGGCTTGATTAAATATTTTTTCCCAACCTTTATCCCATTTATCTGGGCTTTTAGGCCTTGGTTTGTCGCCTTTGCCACCATGCCATTTAGTCATGTAGCTCCTCTCTATAAAAGTTGCCAGTATCTAGGTCAACAACATTAGGACTGTTGTATATGGTTGGTGCTTGTCCATTAAGAACCTTGTTGTATTCTTCTAAGTAATCACTCAAGAAGTTCCAACCTACTTCCATATCCGTATGGTTCATCTTGAACAACTTGTTTGCAAAAGGTGTTTTCTTTTCTTGTGCTACAAATACAAAATCAACAACCTGGTAGCCTGCAGCTTCAAAACCACGTTTATACCAAGCGGCCTGTAGGTCGTACGAGTATCTTCTGCAAGAGTTTGTAAACCCTTTGATTGAACAATCAGCAGTAGTTTTATAATCAACTAATACTATGCCGTTACTTGGTTGTGGTTTGTCAAACGGATTCAAAACAACATCTGCTCTGGTTTTACATAGCAAACCTTGTTCATACCAGTATATAGACACTTCGTAGGGTGAATCTAAAGTGCTAGGATACTCCTTTTCTGGATTTAGATGAGCTCTCGCTTCCTTTACTAAGCTGTTTTTCATGCTATATATGGTATCTCTGTCTTTTTCGTTAATAACAGTCAAACCTTTAGCAAGACTTTCTTGCTTCAATGCTTTGTTGCTATTGGTATATGGAGATCCAGTTATTGTTACCACATCACTAAAAAATGCACCCTCACCCTCTACCACTAAAGAATGAGCGGCAGATCCAAAATTCATAGCAGGTGTTGGTTCAATGACTTCTTCAAAAGCATGAAGCTGACTTTGACTAAACCTTCTAATATTAGATGAAGATATACCAGGACCGTTGTGATAGGTCTGATTATCTAAGTGTGGAAAGTAAAGTGCATCACCAATTTGTTTGTGTGGATAGTCCTCTAACATATCTGGTACTTTCATGATGCCTCTCTAGATTTTTTTACTGTATCTTTAGCATCATTAATAGCATCATTCATTATTTCTGTCAGTTCATTTTCAAAACCTTCTGCTTTGTAAAATAAGCCAATACACAGTTGATGCATAAGTAAGTAAGAACCAAGTATGGGATCCATAGATCCTTTACCAGGTGCTCTCTCACAATTTTCTGCATATTTACCAAGCATATCTATAGCCAACTCAAATGCTAGTTTGTCATTTTTTTCAAAATATTTATCTGCACTCATGATGCCTCCTTAGATTTATAAAGTTCGTCAACTGCTGATTGCAGTTCTTTGATAGCAACACCACATTGCCATACAAGGTAATTGATCTTATCTTGTTCTATTTGTTTTTCTAAGTCTTCCTTAGATGGATTTGTGTAGCTGATTATCTCATCAATAATCTCAGTTACATTTACTTCTTTTTTACTCATAATTTACTCCTCTATGTGTATAGTTGATATATTATAATATTTTATCTATAATGTCTACTATGCGTAACAACTTAAATACATTAAGTAACTAAAAGGGGAGAAGAAATGGGTAGAACTAACGAATTATACATGATGATGCGACTAGCATATGAACAAGCTGTAGATGATTACAACAATAAAAAAGTAGATACGGTATTATCAGCATACAAGAAATACCATATTATTAATGTCGGTATGGGTAGTGTAGATCCGCAAGGTGAAATCTTAAACTTTTTTGACGAGGACAACAGTCAAGAGTCTATGACATGAAAGTACTGAGTCTATTTGATGGTATGTCTTGTGGTCGGATTGCTCTTGATCAGCTTGGCATACCAGTAGAAAAGTATTATGCAAGTGAGATAGATAAGTATGCTATCCAGGTTAGTCAAGCAAACTATCCAGATATTGAGCAAGTAGGAGACATCTCCAACTTAGATCCTAAAGATTATCAAGATGTAGATCTGATGTTAGCGGGATCTCCATGCCAAGGCTTTAGTTTTGCAGGTAAGCAGTTGGCCTTTGACGATCCTAGATCTGCATTGTTCTTTGAGTTCATACGATTGTTAAAAGAAATAAAGCCTAAATACTTCTTATTAGAGAATGTGAGGATGAAAAAAGAGTTTTTACAGGTTATATCTCAACAAGTGTCAGAGTGTTATCCAGAGATAACATTTGGTATAGAACCCATTTTTATAAACAGTTCGCTACTAAGTGCTCAATCAAGGCAAAGATACTACTGGACTAACATACCAGGAATACAAGAACCAGAAGATAAAGGCATAGTTTTAAGGGATATACTTGAAGATAACTATGATAGCGATAGAGATAAAAGCTATTGTATTGATGCAAACTACTCTAAAACAGGTGCAAAACCCCATCATTACAAGGATAAATACCGCAGGCAGTTGGTTAATAAGCCAATAAAAGTAGGCATGAATGTAGAAGAAGTAAAGGTTAGAAAGCATGAAGTCAACATATCTGGGCTACAACATCTATTGAGAGAGATGAAGAAAGAGTCTGGTAAGACAAACAAACAGATAGCAGAAGAAACTAATATGCCAGTCACAAAGGTAGAACATTGGTTTAGAACAGACAGCAGTTTTGCAATACCAGGCGATAACATATGGTTAAAACTCAAGCAGGTATTAGGTATTAAGACAGAAGTGTTTGATCAAGAAGTTATGGAGTTTGTCTATCGTGATGGTGTCTATGAAACTAAACAAAGAGTTTATAGTGATGAGGGTAAGTCGCCAACAATTACAGCTAGTAATACCGAGCAATACATAGAAACAAAACCTAAAATGGTTGGTAAAACTGACACTCCAGGACATGACATATTAAAAAGAGTTTATAGTGAAGACGGCAAATCACCGACAATTACAGCTCATGCAGGCAAAGGGACAGTGCCAAAGATAAAGACTAAGCCAAAACAAGTAGGCGTTGCAGTGGACATAAACGGACATGACATACTCAAACGAGTCTACAGTCCAGAAGGTAAGTCGCCTACAGTAACAACTTGTCAAGGTGGTAATAGAGAGCCAAAGGTAATTACTGGTGGTGCAATTCGTGGCAGAGCCTATGATAATAAAGGCAAAAGAATGGACAGAAACGGCAGTTCTGTAGCAAATAAGACAACACAGATGCTTGAGTTACGTAAAGATAATAAGTCAAACGCTATTACAACAGTTGGTAAAGATAGTATTGTGGTTGAAAATTTACCAGATAAATCACAAACAATAAAATCACAGTATTACAAGTCATCAAGAGCAAACTTTGAGAGACAAGGCACCTTTCATGCAACAGGTGTTCAATCAGAAGATCTAACCTGGAGAAAGCTTACACCTTTAGAATGTGAAAGGTTGCAGACAGTCCCAGATAATTACACGGATCATGTTAGCAATACACAAAGATACAAGATGCTTGGTAATGGTTGGACAGTAGCAGTAATTAAGCATATTTTTAAGAATATGGACAATGAAAGTAACTAAGTTAAACCAGGTAAAATGCAGTATTTGTGGCGGTCATATAGCACCATTACGTAACAAAGACGGAGAAGTAGTATGGGAGCATGGCAATCACGCCTATCCTATTAATGATGGCCGTTGTTGTGATGATTGTGAGGTAGATGTTCTTAAGGCAAGACAGATATTAGCATATAGGTAAATTATCGTGTTAAGATGCGATATGCCAAAGATTGTAGAAATCAAAGACAAAATGGGCAAGCCCTCACTCCAGGAAGTAATATCCAGATTAGATCTTATGTTTGATAACATGGTTTATAGGGGAGAAGATAAGCTCAATGTCGTTTTGGCTAGTTTAAGTTTTTGTATATCTCAATTAAGTTTAGAGTTCGGTGATAAGGAACTTTCTAAGCTGGTTGATGAGCTTTTAGCTCAATATATTGACAAATCTGCCAACAAATAGATTATTGTCTATTATTGTCATTTTGTCATGACAGCTAAAAACATGATAAGAATGCACCTTTGAGGGTTATTGTATTTTTTTCATTTTTGTCACAGGAGATTGAGAGAAACTTACTAAATAAATGAGATAATACTTGACTAGATCTATACTTCTCAAGTATCCTCACAATACACTTTAGGGTAAAGTGGGGGTAGGTATTATTAAAAACTTGCTCTTACTCTAATATGCAAAACATGGGATATAGAAAAAATAATTTAGAATATGAACCTATAATCTCTTCTGAAGAAGAAGCTCCCATAGAGTATTGCAATCTCGATAACTCCCTCAATAGACGTCAAAGAAATTTTATTTGGATCTCGGTCAACAATCCCAGGCTATCCCTGGTTGAGTGTGCCTACAAGGCAGGCTATACATCTCCACGTCAAGCAGCTAATAAACTCATGAACAAACCCCTTATTCGTAAGGAGTATAACTATTTGATGAATGAGGCTAAGAAAAAGTATGAACTTAACTATGATCGGGCAGTCCAGGATCTGTATGATATTCGGGACAAGGCTATTGAAGCAGGGTCATTTAATGCGGCAATTTCTGCCCAGAACTCACTACTAAAAGTCGGGGGCCTAATAGTAGATCGTAAAGAAGTTATGTTCGGTAAGGTAGATCAAATGAGTCGGGAAGAAGTTGAAACCAGGTTAGCACAGCTCATGGGTAATGTTGTTGATGCTACTTTAGAGAATAAAGATCCAGATCCTTCCCTGGT